ACATTAGTAAATTCCATTTGTCCTCCTTACCCTGTCGGGCCTCTCTGTCGAGAGTTTTCAATTTAATTTATTTTCTATCGCCAGTAACACTGTTCAATCCATAAGTCTTACTGTCGTAGAAGTCTATATAATACGATTCGCGCTCTCTTAACTTGTCTTTTGGAACTTCTTCCAATACTTCAAATGTAAAATTTTCACATCCGTCTGCGGCCATTGCACGATGGAGTTGACTAGATGCGAGGGTGCCAACGCCCAGAGCGCTTTTGACGTGGTCTTGCCAACGTTTATCAATTGATGTTGTTTGTCCTATATATATCTCATTGGTTTTGAGTCTTGTTATTTTATAGACGCCGCTAATATCACCATTTGGAAGTAAGCGTTTACGAAGTTCTGCAAGTGGTTTTTGATAGTAGCCAGTCCATATAACTTTGTTAATTGCTTCTGGATGACGAAGACGCGCTGTAATTGAACGAAGTATGGATATGTCGTTTGCATCATCTGGGTCAAGTTGAATTTTGTAGAAATCTTGTTGTTCTTCAAGTTGACGTTGCCTACGTATTTCCTCGTTTATGGCTGCGCGCTTACTACGTTCTACTTCTAAATCAGCTTTAATTTGTTCAAGCTCACAATCTAGTTGTCCTTTTTTAACTATATATCCATCTAAGTAGTTATTAAAATCACTTTCAGCATTTAGTTTAGCTTGTTCTACTATTTTATCAATTTCTTGACGTTTACGTTGTTCGTATTCAGTAGTCGTGCCGTCAATCTCCTTCATCTTGCCTTCTCGATAAAGGTCAAGGTCTTGGTTTACTTCGTTATAGCGCTGTTCTTTTTCTTTTAATTGAATATCAAGTTGTTTAATTTGACCTTCATATTTACTTGCATCAAGTCTATATTGATTTTCGAGTTGATTTAATTGATTGGTAATGTTACCTTCACGAACGCGTCGTTCATAGTCTAATCGCTGTTCTTCTTGTCTCCATTCTTCTTCGAAGTAATTTTTTAATTCTCCTTTTTTTAATACTTCTAATTCGTGATTTTTAAAAACTAATACTTCTACAATTTTTTTCTTCTTATTTAAACTGATAAATAAAATTACAATTAAAACAATACAACAAAGAAGAATTAATAGATAATAATTCATATAATTCTCCTTATATAATTTTTTTGTTTTTCTCTTTCTATTATATTATATCAGTTCTAGCGTTTTCTTGTCAAATTTTGCCGACGTTGCCAGTCTTGGTCGTTTTTCCAACGACTGCGGGCGCGGAAACGTTCGTCGAATAGGTCGGCCGCAGTGTGCAGATTGTCGAGTTCCCAATAGGGAATTATATATAACGGGATATTGTGTGCGAGACAATAACTTATCTTTCGTCTATCTCGTTCTTTTGCTGCTTCGAACTCTGCGCGGGTGGCATGAAATTTGCGAACATGACGATAGTGCTGTTCCCCATTATATTCGACAATGGCTCGGCCGCCCTGTACGTAAAAATCAAAACGGTAAAGCCCATGTTTTAAATCCTTAAAACGCTTTTCTCTTTCAAACCTATATCCACCTTTTTGCAAAAGGTTAACAATTTTTTCTTCACTTTTACTCATACGTGTCTCCTTCTCTAAAAAGTAGAGTTTCAATCTGCAATCTCCACTTATCTATGAAGAAAAGTGTCCTAGTGGGGATAATTGGAGGAAAATAATGGATTTAACACAATTCGGTGCCTATGCGCACGAGGGTCTCATTGGATTACTAATCATCCTCGCTGGAATGATTAAGATACCAAAATTAGAATTGAATATATGGAATTTAATTGGGCGTTCTATTGGTCGTTCAATTAATAAAGAGGTTATGGATAAGGTCGACAATCTTTCACGTAAGGTTGACGAAATCGAGAAAAATGCAGAGCTTGAACGCGTTCGTGATTCGAGACAGCGTATTTTGCGCTTCAACGATGAAATACTTTGCGGTCAAATGCATTCAAAGGAACACTTTGACGAGATATTAGATGACATAACAGTTTACGAACACTATTGTGAAGACCATAAAGAATATGCGAATAATAAAGCAGTTCTGGCAATCGCAACAATTAAAAAGACATATGATAAATGTATGGAAAATCACAATTTCTTAACTCCTCAAAAAACTGAGGAGTAAATTATTTTAGGAGTAAAAGGAAATGGGAGACTTTACAGGCTTCAGTTTTGGGAACTGGCACAGTTCTGACCCAGAGACTGGGTTAGTGAAAGTGCTTCGAGTCTCCGGTGGAGATAGGTATGAAGAAGAACTCCACCCAGAGATAAAGGATAGAACTGCGGAAGTTCCAGGGATGAATGGAGAATACTATTTTGGGTCTGATTATGGAACGAGGACCTTTAATATAGAAATTGCTTATGATTCATTAACAGAAAGTCAATTTAGAGAACTTAGACGAGTTTTTGGGACGAAATTAATTCAGCCATTAATTTTTGATGAGCGTCCTTATAAACAATATATGGCAAAAATAGAAAGCCCAATTGAACTATCTTATGTATGTTTTGATGAACCAGGTTATACGTGGCAACAAGGTATTGGCATTGGTCGTACACAAGCTGAACGTGAAGATCATGATTATAAAGTATATAACAATACTAAGCAACGTATTTATAAAGGAGAAGGAACTATATCATTTATTTGTTATTTTCCTTTTGCTAAATCGGTATTTAAAACTATTCCAGTAGAGTATGAAGATAGTGATTGGGTTATTTCTAGTGGAATAAAAAAATCTAGTGAGCGTGGAAATATTGATTCATTGGTTAATGGTTCAATTTCAGTTTATAATCCCGGTGATATTGAAACTGGTTTTAAGCTTTATGTCACTCCAACAGGACAAATTACTCTTAGTTATAACAATACAGATTCATTACATTTAAAATCAATAAGTTTAAAACAGGGAGATTCAAAAATAGTAATTGATACTACAACCAATTTAATAATTGGTGTAAATAGTAGTGGAGTTACTACTAATAATTTATATAATGATGCTATTGAATCAGGATATTTTTTCCACATACCGGTTGGAAGTGGTTCAATAGCAGTAAGCGGTGGAAATAATATATCTATTGATTATGATTATTTATATTTTTAGGAGGCGTATATGGGTGAGCACCTAATAAAACCATATGAAATTTCCGTTTGGGAAGATAAACTCATCCAATACGGAGAAAATGATTATCGGTTAGAAGAAAATAAACTAGCCGTCATCGGCGCGGATACTATGACGGGGTTAAATAAAATTTATGACCCCGTTTTTAATAAAAAAAATAATGGAGAAAAAACTCTTACTTTTTCTTTAAAATATAGATATTTTGATCCTTATAGTGGAGAACAAGTTGAAAATCCATTTGCTTCTTATTTAATTAATGAACGTAAAGTTAAATTAAAGTATGATAATCAATGGTATGAATTTATTGTAAAAAATCATACAGAATCAACAGAAGAATTTACATGGACTTATACTTGTACTGATGCTTTTGTTTTAGAGCTTTCAAAACAGGGATATAATATAACTTTTGATTCAGAACTTAATAATAATCAAGGAACCGCAGAAGATTTAGCCATAGAAACATTAAAAGATACAGATTGGAGAGTCGGTGAAGTTGATTTATTTAAACAATATATTGCCGAACCAATTTATGAAGCTACTTTAGTAAATACTTCGGGTATTGAAATTATTAATGCTTCTGGGGATGGAGTAAGTATTCCAAGTGGTTCTACACCTATATATTTATTTTATAGTTATGTTAGAAATCAAGATGGAAAATTTGTACAATTTATTATTAGAGATAATAATAGAGAATATGTAATTGATGATAGACAAGTAATTACAGATACTAATTTTAGAATTAAAACTGAATTAGTATTTAGAAATAATGGATTTGAAACAGCTAATGGTACTTCAATTATTACTATCGGAAACATAGAAACTCAATATCATGCCAATAGATTAGCATATAATAAACTTTCTACTTATGATAAAGTAATGGGTAGAACAGTTGAAAGATTAGGAATATCAGGTGATGAAAGAGAAGTTTATAAATATTCAGATTATGTATATACTACTTCCGATGTTGTAATGAATTATTTTACTAATGGTGATGATTTTAATGTATTAGACAATGGTTCACTACAAGGGTGGAGTCCATATACAG